AGTTCCTTTAAGTTAAATTAAATTAAGCCAAACTCTACCAATATCATACATACTATTCACATCAGTAGAGTTCAGCTATTATCTTGCGTGGGAAATTAAGGGGAATTCCCATGTGGAATGGGAGATTCTAAAACCACGCACTATAATTCTATTTAAGCATAAAACTTTTAAAGATTTGCATATCTTTTTCAGAAATATTATCAAGTCCATTACTATTTTTAAAGATAGTTTTAACTTTCTCTACTTCAGTTTCTTTTTCTTTTAAAGTAGCTTGAAATAGTTTATCTTTATTAGGACTCACAACTTCCTGTTGTATGCGTTCTATATCTTTGATGTGCATTTGATTACTCCCTTTGTTTTGCTTTATTAAACGATTTAGTTAATTGTTCATTTTTAAATAGTTCTCGATCAAGTTGTCTTAATCTCATTTGTGAATATAAGAACAAACAAAATCCACCAACTATTAAAAACAATCCAACATATAATAATATGTTCATTACTTACTCCTCTTCTTTAAAAGTTTCGTTCCACTCGTCATCAGTTACTCCCGTCATGATAAATTCACGATCGGAAGCATTGAGATGTGGTATGGCTTTCTGTATAACAGTTCCACCACGCCAATCATCAAGTTGTTCTTGTGTTACAGGCAAGTCTTTAGTTCTTTCCTTGCCTGTGAACATGCTCACTCTAGTGATTTTCATAATTATTTCCTATACTTTAAATATGTTAGTTATTGTCAAGCCATCTCCAAAATCATCTTCAAAGATTTTCTTGGCTTGTTTTTCACTATCAGCAGTTATCGTTTTACTAACAGGATAACCTTGATCAAGTGATCGTGCCTCTATTATATAAGTGTACATTATTCACTCGCTTTCAGTTCTTCTTCACGAAACCAACCACTTTCATTAGTATCTTTAAAATCAATATGATACCTTGCCGATCTAGTTGGATTTAAAGCAACTTCAGTAATAGTTCCCACACCTTTAATAAACTCGGTGGTATCTATTACCTTGTCGTCCATTTTAAATTTAGATAGTTTCATTTAATTACTCCTTAATTGTCGCAACTTAAATGTTGGTATTTTGCTGAAAGCATGTTTTAATAATGCCAAAGCATCTTTTCTTGCTTTAGCAATATTAATACCTTTAGCAATACAAATGACATGATTGTCATTTATTATTATTTGGTAATGTTTCATTTGTTACTCCCTTGTTTTTTGATTAAACTTCTACTATCCTTACTGTAGCATAGATGTATCTTTAAGTCAAGCAATAAAAAAGCCCTGTGAGTTTCCCCACAGGGCTTCTAATGGTCGCTATCCATTCAATCTCCGATCAGTTGTTAATATTAAAATACAATGTTATAAGCAATCGAACCAAAGATCATTATGAATAACCCCAAGAAAATAGTTCCATACATAAAAATAATTCTCCTTTCATTCTTTTAGCCTATTACACATACAAAACTAAGTCAAGCACATTTAATTCGTGTCTAGGCAAAGTTAAGCATATATAGTCTAGTGTCTAGGCAAAATATATATATATGTTACTATTTTTTTTTTATATTTTTTATACCTTTTTAATATCCTAAAGGTTGTAAAAGAACAAAAGTGGAACGCTTTTTAGACTCTAAAAACTGTACTTATTTTGTTCTATTTGTGTTAAAATTTTTTATAGTTTATAGTGGTATTAGTGCAAAAAAATAAAAAAATAATTTTTTTAAATATATCTCTTTGGGAATTTTCCCAATTATTGAGAAATTAAAAAAAAGTAAAATTTATTTTATTAGCACTTAGTTCTTTTAAATTGTGAATAGTCTTTTTAGTGGTGGAAAGAAAAATATGAAACCACAAGAAAAAAAACTTGTCGATGCAAGTGAAAAACTTCTTGATCTGGAAAAAATCAAGAAACAAATCATAGTCATTCAATTATTAAATGACGAGCAGGCAAGTTCAATAATATCTAATCTTTCCGCAAAAATGAAAATGATTGCGGAAATTAGCATTTTAGATCAACTGGGGGGTTTAAATTTAAATTCTTTTTATAAAGAAATTAAATTAAATCGCTTGGAAGATTTAAAATGGAAAGACAATAAAATATATAATGTTTATTGTAAAACTTTTTGTGATTTTGGATTAATTCCTAGTTTGAATTATTCAAAAGAACAATTAGAAAATAACGAGCCATATAAATATAATGGCTTGCGTCAAATCAGTGAGATTTGTATTGCTAATAAAATTTTTAAATTTATTCAATACGTAAATGTAACTGAGGCGAAAAAAGTAAAAGACACGAACGTTACAATTGAGGAAGATGTAAAAGACAAAGACGGGAATATTATCCAGACTTGTTTTACTAAGCCAAGTAATGACAAGCCAGTACAAATTCTTGTCCGAGCATCATTAATCAATAGTGAAAAAACTAAATACAAAAATAAATGGAATCCGAGCGGAATACCTAGCGGCTCGGCTTGTCCATTATCTTTTGAAAAACTTTTAGATTTTTCAAACTTTCTTTTAGCTGGTGAAAGTTCAAGAGTTACCAGTAGCGAAGAGAAAGACAAGACACTTTCACCAAGTGCAAAAAAAATTGACGAGTTAAAAACATCATTAGTAACTGATGTTACATTCACTAACGTTGATTTTCAGTTGCCAGAAGATAGCGGTGAAAGACAACTACAAGAAAAAACAAAAGAGCATGAATTAACTAACTTGTTAATTCTTGTAGAAAATATCATTAGTAAATTAATAAATGCTAGTGAGTTTAAATCATTGTTAAAAGTTTATTTAACAATTGCTATCAATAAAAACTTTGTAAAATTTATTAAAGATAATTACAAAGTAAATATTGCGGCTTTTGTTGAAACTTTTGGCAATCAGGATAAGGCGGTTGAAATAGATGATTTAGATTTGAACAATCAAATACAAATTGATACTCGTTTGGATATAAAGTCACCAATACCAACTGTTAAAACAAAAAAACAAATAGTAAATAAAAAATAATCACTTTAAAAGACTTTCACATTTAATCGAACAATAGCCCTGCATGATCTTAAAAAATTATGTGGGGCTATTTTTTTACACTAAATAATCTTGTGTCTAATCGTGTCTATTTAAGTTACCTTAACTTAACATTAAACAAAATCTCATATGTGACCTGCTGCCATTAAATGGTAACTTTAAAATTATCAAAAAAATATCATTCACGTTGCCTTTTGGGGCTCCAAGTTCCAGATCATAAAAAATTTTACTCAATAAATCTAAATATTTTTGTATAGATTGATAGGTCAACAATGCTTACCTATATGAGCTGGGAGAGCTTTTGTTATCATGGGGGTATGCATGGTGCAAGGGGCATATCAGGGTATTCTTATACCAGCTCACCAGAAAATCACTAAAAAAGAGTGTTAACTTATCCATGGGCTATATCTATGGGGTTTATTCTATTAATACTCCCGACTATACCTTAGGGATACCCTAGGGATACCTTAGGGGGTACCCTAGTACTACTTGTACGTTTCCCTGTAATATATATATAAACCCCCCCGTCATACCTATAGGTATATTATACACCTGTTTTAGCATTCTGTCAAGGGTTATCTTATGACAAATTGTCGCACCTATTAAAATAGTTAAAATATAGCTTGACAAAAGTCATAATCGTGTGTATAATAGAATCAAGTGCACATTAAAAGGACACACACTAACTACGCATACAACATGCACAAGAGGTCATCACTAATCTGCACTTATAAATTTAGGGGATTCCCTAGGGTTCCCTTATTTACATTATTAAAAGGAATTTAAATTATGCTAGTACCACTTATTGCAGCACCAATAGCTTATGGTTTAAGGATAGTAGGACTTAGAATCATTCCCTATTTAGTTAGGGAGGGGACTCGACTTGCTGCAAAACAGGTTGTTAAAGGAACTGTTAAAAAGGTAGGTACTCAAAAGATTACCGAAATAGGTTATATTGTTGTAGCAAAAAATCCTAATAAATTCAGTTTGGCTCAAAAGATATTTGGTAAAAATAAAGTTTTTAAAAGTGATATCCTGGCTGCTCGGTCTACATCAAGTAGGTCTTATGAAGCAATTACTGAAAAAACTTTTAAAAACCTTTCACCTGAAATTAAAAGGACTGTAGCAGGTCAGATGGATGATGCTGCAAACGGTGTTAGTAGGTTTATTATTAATCCAAAAAGTAACCCTGCAGCTGGTGGCACAAAGGTTACTGAACATTTTAATAAATTATTTGGTCAGAAGATAAAATTTACAGAAAAAACTTTAAAGATTATCGCCAAGGCAGAACAAGGTCCTTTAGCTTTAGGTAAGGATATTATTAAGGCTCCTATAAGAGCTGGAACTACTGTGGGTAAACCTGTATTAGCAGCTAAAGAGGGAACAAAGAAAATTATTAAGGAGTTTAAAGAAAAATTAGTAACACCGAAAATACCAGTACGGACAGGAAAAGAAATTGTAACACAGAAAACTATAACTGAGAAAGCACCTTGGTATGTAGCAATCATGCCTAGATTTTTAAGGACTACTAAAGAAACTTTAAAGCATCCTGATCTTGCAAAAAATATATATGCATCTGAAAGAACAGTTACTCCAGCAATTAGTTGGGGTAAGGTTGCGGCATATGGAACAGCTGCTACAGCGGTTCCTGCAGCTCTTAGTGGTTTAACACCTGAAAAAGAAGATAAAGATATGACTAGGGACTTGGATTATAATCAACTTTTTGGTCAGACAGAATTAGGAGAGAAAGAAGATTTAGATATCCCTTCAGAAATACAAGTATTCAGTGAATAGTAAAATAGAAGATATTCCCTTCAAGGAATTAATGGAAATTGTAAATGCAAAGCATGGATTCTACTATAATCAAGACTCCAAAAAAAAGCTTGACCGCTTCACAGGAAAAGTTTCTAGACGCATTGTTCGGGGAAGCCAAAGGCATTCCAAAAAAGGCTGGGGAGCTAGCAGGATATTCCGAGCATTCGTACCCAAAGGTTCTTAGGAACCTAAAATCAGAAATTGTATCCCGTGCAGAAAGTTATTTAGCAACTCATTCAGCAAAGGCAGCTACCAAGATGGTGGACATGCTTGACGAGGATGGAACAACACCTCATGCTAATATTAGAATGGAAGCAGCTAAACAGATACTGGACAGAATTGGAATTGCCAAGAAAGAAAAGATTGATATCAACATGAAGGCAGTTCATGGATTATTTATATTACCTGCAAAGGATAAAATTAGAAAAGTAATTGATGAAAATAAGGAAGTTAGCTAGAGTCATTCCCTTTGGATTTAAATCCAGTGAAAATAAGGGACTTCTAGAATCAGTTCCTTCAGAAATAGAAGCTTTAGATAAAGCTAAGAAATATTTAGAAACATGCTCATACCGAGAAGTTGCAGAATGGCTGCACAGAAAAACAGGAAGATATATCTCCCATGTCGGACTTAGAAAAAGAATTAACAGTAGTACAGCCACCAAAGCCGAAGAGGAAAGCCAAGACGAAAGCCAGGAAGTCGGTTCAGGAGATTCTCAGTAGGTCTAGGCAGAAAGTTGCAACTGCAGAACAAAGTTTAAGATCAGCAAAGAGATCCGCAGATTCCCTAAAGGGAAAATATAAAACAATTAATGCGGCTTTAAATGGAAAAGAAACTCAGATTATAGAACAAAATATAATTGATACAGCTTCTTCTAGTGTAAAGCAACATATTGCAAAACAAGATGTTGTCTTTCAACCTAACACAGGACCACAGACAGAGTTTCTAGCCTCATCAGAACGGGAGGTTTTTTATGGGGGAGCACGGGGAGGAGGCAAGTCCTATGCGATGTTGGTTGATCCTTTACGATACTGCCACAAAGAATCACATAGAGCACTTCTTCTCAGAAGGACAATGCCTGAGTTACGGGATTTAATTAATCATTCCCAACGGTTATACTCAAAGGCATATCCAGGAGCTAAATGGAGAGAGCAAGAAAAAGAGTGGAGATTCCCTTCAGGAGCAAAGATAGAGTTCGGGTACGCAGAGAACATGACAGACGCTTTACGTTACCAAGGGCAATCTTACACATGGATAGGCGTAGACGAACTACCACAATATCCTTCGCCAGATATATATAATTTTTTAAGATCATCTTTACGATCAGTCGATACAGAGATTCCTGTTTATATGAGATCTACAGGTAATCCAGGAAATATTGGTTCACAATGGGTACGGGAGATGTTCGTGGATCCTGCTGTGCCAAATACAGCCTTTGATATTAATATTGATACACCAGGTGGCCTAAAGGTAATTACACGAAGATTTATTCCTGCAAAACTTCAGGATAATCCCTATTTAACTCAGACAGAGGATTATTATATTATGCTGGCTTCATTACCTGAAGTACAGCGTAAACAATTTTTAGATGGAGACTGGGATGCATTTGAAGATTCTTCATTTCCTGAATTTAATAAGTCGGTACATGTTGTCAATCCTTTTGAAGTTCCTAAAGGTTGGCAGAAATTTCGTGCTGCAGACTGGGGTTATGCTTCTCCTGCTTGTTGCTTATGGTTTGCTATTGATTATGATAATCATCTTTGGATTTATAGGGAACTTTACACAAAGAAAATAACAGCAGATGTATTTGCACGAAAAGTATTGATGTTAGAAAAGGATGAGTATATTCGTTATGGAGTTTTAGATTCTAGTACTTGGTCAAGACGTGGAGACATAGGACCTAGTATTGCAGAGACAATGATTCAGGTAGGTTGCCAGTGGCGACCTTCGGATAGAACACCAAGAAGTCGTATAAGTGGAAAACTAGAAATTCATAAACGGTTGAAACTTAGCGATGATAAAAAGAAAGAGCCAGGTTTAAGATTCTTTTCTACATGCAGAAATTTAATAAGAACTTTTCCTCTTTTACCCCTAGATGAAAATAATCCTGAGGATATAAATACGGATGCAGAAGATCATGCTTATGATGCTTTACGATATGGATGCATGAGTCGTCCTATGCATACAAAATATGCAGAGAGATTTAAGCGTCCTATAAAACCTATGCAGGAAATGTCAGATAGAATATTTGGGTATTAATAAAGGTGTCAAAAAAACGAATAAAAAAACTTCCTGAAATTAACCATAAAAATTTTCCCTATGATCTTGTTTTAATAACATGGGAAGATATAGTATCGTGCTCTGAATGGTCATATATTTCAGAAATAAAAAAATCCAAAACAGCTGTTTGCAGTAGTGTTGGATGGTTAATTGAAAGGAATAATACTACGACAGTTGTTATGGCAGATTTAAGTTTTGAAGAAAATAAAGAAATTAAACAAGGAGGATCATATACTACGATACCAACTAAAAATATAATATCAATAAAAAAAATAAAACTATAAAACTGGAGAACCCATGGCAAAAAAGAAAAAGAAAAATAGAACAATTCAAGATGTCATTGAAGATATCCGAGATCTACATGAAGAAGAAGAAAACTTATTAATAGAACTCGAAGAGAAAACAGATGATTCTGATCTTGATGAAGGAGAATACTAATGGAAATGAATTTCGATCCAAAAGCAAAAGTTAAACAAGGTGATTTAGGTTCGGCTCCTGACGGCAAACAGCCAAATCAGGCACCAACTAATATTGACTTTGATAAACATGCACCTCGTAAAGGCAAGTCCAGGAATTACTTAGCATCTGAAGAAGGTTCTTTGTATGAAGGTGGGGAGTATGTTACTAAATCAGGTTCTGAACATGTTCAGAATCCCTTACTGCAAAAAGCTGATAAAGGGAAGTATTAGTTATGGCTGAAGATAAAAAACCACAGTCTGAAATAGATTATCAGGCTAAGAAAAATATAGAAGATAAATTTACATCTGCATATAAAAAATCAAAAATTAAAGAGCATAATATTAGGGCGGCTTTTAAAAATGAGAGAAAAAATAGACCTGATAAAACAATGCGGCTACCACTCATTGGTGATGTAGATTATAAAGGTGACACTAAAAAATCAAAATCTCTCAGTAAAGCATTACGTAAAGAAAAAAAGACACAAAAATTTATACAGAAACATGAAGATATTTTAGAAGAAAGAGGTGTCAGTGGCTCTGCTATGGCAGGTTTAGAAAAAGATAAACTGTTGAAGCTGGGAGTCTATAGAGATAAAAAAGGTGGACAAGTCTTGGAGGGACCACAAACTCCTCCCATAACTAAATGGTTAAGAAAAAAATTTAGTAATAAATATAAGAAAAAACTTACATATAAGTAATGGCCATACTACCAAAAAAGAAACCATTAAATATAAAACGATTTAAAAAGAATTTAAAAATCGTTGAGGAAAGTGGTGAATTCTTTTCACCAGAATCCAAAGCGTGGATTACAAAAGAGTATAAAAAGAAGATACCTTTTACTGAAAGTGATTTATACGAAGCAACCAGTATTTCTGGAACAATTAAAAAGGCTAAGAATATATGGAGTGGAATGAAATACACTGCATCAAAAGTAAAAGAGTATTTAAATAAATCAGAAAAACCAAAATATAAACAATAAGGAGAAACAAATATGCCATATGGATATAAATATCCTGCAGGTAATGAGATCTATAAAGGAAAGATTAAACAGGGAGACCTGTCTGATGTTCCTGATGGAAAACTTTATCGTGAAGGATTAGAGATAGATCCAAACAAGAAAATTACCAAGGGTGATTTAGGAAATGATTCTAATGACAGACCAGGTAAGAAAGAAAAAGTGGATAAATCTATTTTTACAAAAGCAGAAGAAAGAGATTACTAGTCATGGCTTTAACAGATGCGGTAGACAGGCAAAAAAGAAAACCTGGAAATGATCGTGATACGATGAGAGCTAAAGCTGATCGTGTGCTTGTTGCAGATGTAAATCAATCAGTTCTTAATCTTTCTAAAGCAGCAGGATTTAAAGATTATGATTTAGATACAATACGAACAATAACTGATAATCCTACATTAACACAGCATGAGTTGGACGCAATAAAAGCAGGTACTATTACAGAGCCTACAGGACAATTTAAAAAAAAGAAATAAATGGCAAAGAAACCTTACACAGAGGAGCATAATCCTTTAATAGGATATATACGAAGTAAATTTCAGCAATCTGAAACTTCTCGTATCTATGACGAGAAAAGATGGCTGACAGCTTACCGTAACTATCGTGGACTTTATGGTCCTGAAACCGCTTTTCGTGATAGTGAAAAATCTAAAGTCTTTGTTAAGATTACAAAAACAAAAGTTCTTGCTGCATTCGGGCAGATTATAGAAGTTTTATTTGGTTCAGGAAAATTTCCAATTGGAGTTGAACCAACTCCTGTACCTGAAGAAATGGCGGAGTATGCTCATTTAAAACCTCAACAAATGCAACAGACTAACGGGGCAGCAGCTAATGGGGATTTACCAAATCCTTACGGATTCCCTGGAGATGGTCAACAGATTCCAAAAGGAGCAACTGCAGATATGCTCATGGAAAACTTAGCTCAAGAATACAGATCAATTGGATTAGATGAAGGTCCTGCTCCTGATTCAAGATCAATGCCTCAGATTGAACCTGCAAGAATAGCAGCTGAAAAATTACAGAAAGTACTTCATGATCAGTTAGAGGAAACGGAAGCTATTAAAATATTAAGACATCTCTTTTTTGAAATGTGTCTTTTAGGAACAGGAATTTTAAAAGGGCCTTTCAATGAAGATAAAGTTTATCATAATTGGAAGAAAGATGAAGAGACTGGGACAGAGGCTTATATTGCAAAGATAAAAACTGTTCCAAAACTGGAAGCAGTATCCTGTTGGGATTTTTATTCTGATCCTAATTGTACCAATATGACTGATGCAGAATACGTTATTCAGCGTCATTCTTTTAACAGGCAGCAGTTTGCAAATTTAATTAAACGTCCTTTATTCAGGGAAGATGCTATTCGGTCATGTCTGGAAATGGGGGCAAACTATCAGGCACGGGGATACGAATCATCTTTATACAACAGGGAAAATCTTGAATCTTTATATAAAAGTAGATTTGAAGTTTTAGAATATTGGGGCTTACTGGATAAAAGGATTGCAAAAGAAATTGGTCTTGACTATGATGATGATTTAGATGTTGTTTCGGTTAATGCATGGATTTGTGGTGATAAGGTTTTAAGATTAACTGAAAATCCATTTACACCAAAACGACTTCCTTACATGGTATGTCCTTACGAACTTAATCCCTATCAGTTTTTTGGAATTGGTGTTCCAGAAAATATGGAAGATTCCCAGCAAATTATGAATGGCCATGCAAGAATGGCTATTGATAATTTGGCACTATCAGGAAATTTAGTTTTTGATATTGATGAAACTTTACTGGTACCAGGACAGGATATGAAAGTATTTCCTGGAAAAATATTTAGAAGACAAAGTGGTCAGCCAGGACAGGCAATTCATGGATTAAAATTTCCAAGTACCACTAATGAAAATATGATGATGTTTGATCGGTTCAGACAGTTAGCCGATGAGGCAACAGGTATTCCATCTTATTCACATGGAACAACAGGAATACAATCAACAACACGAACTGCAGCAGGAATGTCCATGTTAATGGGAGCTGCAGCTTTAAGTATTAAAACAGTTATTAAAAATATTGATGACTATTTATTAAAGCCCCTGGGGAAAACATTATTCTACTGGAATATGCAGTTCAATGATGATAGACCCGAAATAAAAGGTGATCTGGAAATTAAAGCAAGAGGAACATCTTCTTTAATGCAAAAGGAAGTACGATCACAAAGACTTATGACGTTTATGCAAACTGCGGCTAATCCTTCATTAGCACCATTTGTTAAATGGCATACAATACTAAAAGAAGTTGCAAAATCGTTGGACATTGATCCTGAACAAATAATTAATGATCCAGATCGGGCAGCAATTTTTGCACAAATAATGGGGATGGTAAATGGAAATCAAACTAATACAGCCGCTGCTGGAGGACAAGCTCAAATGGGACCTGCTATGCAAGCACCTGCAGGAGCTTCGCCAACAGATAATACAGGAGCTGGAGGTGGCAACATCGGAACGGGCAATGTTCCGCTGCCAGGGGAAGCTGGCTTTGCTCAGGCAACTCCTGACACTAGACAACGCCCTTAAACAAAGTAGGAAGGATAAATTAGGATAAATTATGGCAGCAACAGTAAATTGGGATCCAAATAGATATGGATCAACAAAACAAGTTTTAAAGTTTGATGCAACAACAGGAACTTATTCTATGGTTGATGTAGACCATACCTATACAGGAATAACTTATAATTTTGCTGCTTTGCCTAAAGCTGGAACAACAACAAAAACTACTTCAGGAACTACAACAGGAACTAATACTGCAGCCCAAACAACTCAGGCTTTTGGTAATGTAACTCCTTTATTTTCACCTGAAGGTGGTGGTGGTGGTGGTGGAAATGGTTCACTTCCATTGACATCAGAAAAAGATACAAGTAATTATGCTAAAAGTGTAGGGGAAGCAGGAGTTATACTTCCACAAAAGAAACCCGAAGGTTTGGTTGCAAAACTAACTGAAGAACGAGCTGAAATGAACAGAGAATTTGAAACTTGGAGTAATTCTGATAATCTTCAAATGACATTTCCCACATTTCAACATTATCAAAGAGCCTTACATCCAATTGATATTGGAATTCCCTATGGATTAAAAAAAACAAAAGATACTCTATTAAACCAATGGGAAAAGATTAAAACTTCACCACTTGGTGTTAATTTAGGTAAAAGACTTACAAAAACTAAAGAGTTTATAGGTGAAAAAATTATTACTCCAGGTATGGAGGCAATAAGAGCAATCGGTGAAACATACAGACCAGGTGCAAACAGAAATTATGCAGGAGTTGCTGGTCTTTATGAAAAAGAAATTGGACTTATGATAAAATATGGTTCAACAGCAGCTACACAAGGCAACCCAACAGGTGATCCACGAAAAGACGATGCTGGTTTTAATATTGTTTCAATGTCAGGAAATTATAATAAAATAGGAACTAATTCTAGAAGACATAATATGCTTAAAGAAGCTGATATTCATGAGAAAGGCTCTAAAGAATGGAGAGATGCACGAAATAAAATAAGAAAAGATTTTGAAGAAGAAAAAAAATCAGGAAATGAAAATAAGAGTTATAATATAGATTCTTCAGGAAGTACTGATCAGACACCAAGTGATAATGGTGATAATCAAAGTAGTCGGGGAGGAGCACCAACTCATAGTACAAGAAGTTTAATGTAATGGCAATAGATAGCAGAGGACAAGTAACAACAACAGGATTAATGAATCAAGGAGCGTCTAATCTTAATGTTCCAGATATGAGTGGAATGGTCCCTAAACAACCTACACAACCTACACAACCTACAAGAGCTACACAACCTACGAGAGCTACACAACCTACAAGAACTGCTCCAGTAGTTCAAGAAAGAACAGCAACTGCAGCAGGACCATTAACAGATGAAGATATGACTATCTTAAGTACAGTCTCATCTCCATCTGTTATTAGCGTTTTAACTAAATTAGATCCTAAACTTGGGGAAATATTATCCCAGGCAGGAACTGGTGAAGAAAACTTAGTTCTACCAATTTCTATAGTAAAAAATTATGCAATGAAAAATTATGGTGGAAGTAATGAAGATGAAGCTGTACAAAATTTTTTAACAGATTTATCCAGTACACAGATGGATAACACAAATGTGCCACTTGATACAGCACCACAATCATCAGGTATGATGGCTCGATCAGAACCACCATTACCAGAAAGAGATGATTCAGGTGTAGATATAACTCAGGAGTTAGTCTAGTATCAACCCACAAATTATGGAAGTGAGCTACCCTTATCCATAAGGCACTCAACCAAAGAGGAAAATATAATGGAAACAGAAGAAAAGGAAGCTACAGTTTCGCAAGAAGCTGAAGCCCCTAAACCGAAACTTGTCAAAAAACCCAAAGCAAATCCTTATAAAAAACATGATGACGAAAGTGATCCTGAAATTGAAGCATTTGCTAAAGGTGAATTAGAGAAGTTTCACAGAGAGAAAGCAGAGACAGCAACCGTTCAAAAGGACACTGAAGCATCAGAAGAAATTGCAAGCTCAGATGACAAAGCAACTCCTTCAACTGAACGCCCTGAAAATGCCGAAGATAGAGTCTTTAAGAAACGTTATGACGATTTGAAAAGACACTATGATTCTACACTCGGAAAGCA